CGTATCAACGGAACCCTAGTAACCCGATAATAAATCCAAGTCCTATAAGCAAGGGTTGTATCTGTTTCACAGAGCCCTGACCATTTGTTGCCTTAAGTTAGCAATTGCCTTTGACGCCCAAGTCTAGACCGGGTATTGCACCGTTCCTCAATGGGAGCAAGCCAAGTCGCTTGCCACAGAGTCGTTTAATGCCTGTTAAATTTTATTTCTAATATGTGAGCCATGCACACGAACTTGGATATGTCCGTTGTAATAATCTGTTGATTCTAATACTTTTCTTGTAAATTGTTCTCTTGCTTCAATGTACGAACATTCTGATTTTGACTTGCAATAGTAAAGTATTTCTCTGGAGAAGTTTTCGGTGCCTAGTTTGTTTACATCTGCGGTTAATTCTGGGCTTGACCCGTAGTACTCTCGCCAATCACTGTCGATTTTTGAGCGTATCTTCTTCCGCTTTTTAATGCCGTTTTTTTGTGTAACTGTTTTATATGTTGTCTTGCTAAATTTTGCTAATTTTTTGCCTATGTACTTGCGACCAGATAGATTATTTGTAATTAAGTAAACAAATCCTACACAATCATCAGGTAAAGTCTCAACTGGAGTGTCTTGATAGTACCATGTCATGCTAAATTTGTCGTAATGCCTTTTGTGTTGTAGTTATGCCTTTGTTTTAAATATTAAAAATTATGTTAATTCTACATCTGTATTATAACTTGTAAAGCCGTTTTCTTTGATTACTTTGAGAATATTCTCAACACGACCAGCAAGTTCGTCTCTGTGACTTACTAACCAAATACTCTTATTACGTTCACGGCTCATTTTCTTAAGCAATGCCAACGCATTCTCTACACCTTGTGTATCCAATCCGTTGTCAATAAGCTCGTCGATAAACAACAAGTTAATGGGTTGATATAAACTTTCCCAAACATCACGGAATGCCCAAGACATTGATAAGATCAAACGATTACGTTCACCACGTGATAAGTTGTCAAAGTCTAGCTCACGTCCTAGTTCTTCAATGCTCACAGTCAAATCGTTTTGGAATACAACAGTGTGTGGCAATCCAATACGATCTAGGTAATGTGTAAGCCTTGCATTAAGATAGCTTAGATTTTGTTCAATAATCTTCTTACGTATAAAACTATCTTTGTTGGTTAATAGTTTTAACAAAAAGTCTTGGTGCTCTTGTATACGAGTTAACGAGTTAAGTTCATCATAAGATACTTCTTGCAATGCTTGCCGAGCCATGTCAAGTATTTGTTCTTCGTATGGATCTTGTTCTGCTGTTTTTGTAGCAATTTGTTGTTGCAAGCTTTCTAGAGTAGCACGATGATGAATAGCATCTTCTTCTCTATCGTAGAACATCTTAGGCGGCTTACCTAATGTGCCTAGATCTGATTGCGTGGTTTCTAGTGCAACTAAAGTTTCGGAATATGAAAGTTCGTTGGCACGGGCAGTTGCTAAATCTTGTTGTTTGCCCGCTAAAACTTCTTCGTGTTTAGAATCATGTAAGTCTTGCCCACAGGCATGACATGTGTGATTTTCTAGCGCAAAAATATCTTTGACTAACTTTGCAATATTTTTTTCTTCTCGTCCAATGTCAAGCTTGATACGACTTATAGTACTAGCAAGTTCGTTGATGTCTTTGCGTTTTTGATCCCAAACTTTGTGATCTTTGTGTGCTTGTATTTCTACATCGATATTGATTTGTTGTAACGCAGTTAACGCATCTGATAACTTTTGTAAATCTTCTGTGTGTTTTGTAACCCACAGAGTTTGTCTACGCTTAGTAGACTCAATTTGTTCTTCGATACGTTTGTTAGCATCCTGGACAGCACGAATACGAAACTCTTCGGCTTGTATTGCGTCCTTGGTTGCTTTGTTCATTTCTTTAATACGTTCAGCACGTTCACTTAGTAGTGTAATGCCTAGTAACTGTTCAATGATTGTTCTCTGATCATTGGCTTTTAAACTTAAAAACGGTTCGGTGTAGGTGTTAAGTGCTAAGATATGCTTGAACATATCGTGACTTATACCTAGAACTGATTCGATTGCATCTTGTGTTTCCCTCGAATCGCCTTGACTTGCATCATCAGCAGTCGCTTGTTCTTTGTTGTTAATATAAAACTTCAGTAGGTTTGGTTTACGTCCACGTTCAATTCTATAGCTCTCGCCATTGGATTCAAAATCTAAACTAACCAGCATACCTTTGGCATTTGTTTTGTTTACTAAGTTATCTTTGCGAATGTTACTTAGAGCATTGCCATATAACGCATAACTCAGTGCATTAATAATTGTAGTTTTACCAGTGCCGTTTCTTGAGCCATCGCCACCTAAATCTAAGTTTTCGCCTAAAACTAAGGTTAAATCGTTGCGGTCAAAGTCAATACCTTGTGTAGCATTGCCTACACTCATAAAGTTTTTAACAGTTAAATTTTTAATTTGTATCAAACAGTCACTCCGAGATTATTAAGCATAATAGCAATTTCTTCTGTATTTGTAAACCAATTAGAGTAATCATTATGTGGAACTTCTATACTAAACTCTAACCAAATATAATAGTAAACTACTGCTTGAGTCCATATATCTGTAATTATTGTTAAATCAACTGATTCCTTATTTTTTATTTGTTTAATAATATCTTGGGCACATAAAATAGGAAGAAAATATTTAAAATTGTGGTGAGCCCACTGGTTCCATATTTTTCTAAAATTTGACAGGATAACACCACTATTAATTAACTCAGTTTTAAAACTTTTGTAATCTAACAATGTTTTAATATTAATATTTGTGGCATTATTATCGGCACGCCAGCTATATCTTAACTTATGGTTACGTAAAAATAAAAAATATTTTTCTCGTTTTGCCCAATCTTCATCTGTTTGCCAGCTTGAGAAATCAAGTTGATCCTTTATTGAAGATTTCATTGCTTTAGTAATCATAGTTTGTGCTACAACAGGCCACGAACAATCTGTGTAACACAGTTTAATAATTTTTGCTGCAGGAAAAGTATCTAAAAACTTTTGTCCTTCGTTATTAATTCCGTTGTCGATTAATACACAATAGTTTTTATCATCAAGAAAATTGATACCACCAGGCCAGCGGTCATGAAAATATTTCGGCACGATTAAATCTAAACTGTGACTATCGCCAGTTGACGAGAATTCTAACGATCCGTCTGGTCTTAAAAAGTTATTGCCGTGTAACGTTAGAACAGCATTAACAAAATGACCAAAGCCGCCGCTAGGATACCACACGCAATAGATCATAAATTTTGATAGATTTTAAGCAATAATTTAGAGTCAAAAAACTCGCTGTCAATGTTTGTAAGTTGATCAGTTACAATCTGGTCAACAGACTCAAACTTAACATCACCGGGTGCCATATCTACATCAACGGAATTGTTTTTAACAGGTATCAATGCCATTTCTCTTAGACCATAATCCCTGACAAATGTATCCTTGATGAAATTAGCTTCTTCGTAACTGATATCAATGTCGAGCTCAACTCGAACGTGCATATTTTTGCCTAGTAGCATAGATGCATTGTCAATTACATTGCTTAACTTAGCAACACGATACAATGGTTGTCCTGGCCAACTATGATATTCTGGCTCTTTGCCCCAATCTAGTATCATCATGCCACGAGCACTATCTCCGGCATCTGCGTAGTTGTGCGGAAAGCAGTTACCAATGTAATTTATATTTTTACGTTGCTGACGTAAGTGGAAGTGCCCAGAAAACACTTTATCGATTCCGCCAAAGTCATCAACTTTGATTTCGCCATGATCCGGCATCTCAACCATGGCGTTCATTTTAAAATGCGGCAGTTCAAAATGTCCAAACACATACTTAGAATTTAACTTAGGCACACGTTTATAGTCATCACCTACTAACCAAGGAGCAATAGTTACATCACCGTCGGTGAACCAGTCATTGACAATTTGAATGTTAGGAATATGTTTGGCCCATTCGGTGCTGTAGATATCACGGCGATCACGATAATATAAATCGTGATTACCTGGAATAAAGTAAAAGCGATCAAACGCCGCAGATAACTTTTCTAAACTACGCAGGCTATATTGCAAGGTCTGCATGTTTATACTGGCACGATGATGGCTCCAATCACCTAGGAACATACCAGTTTCGCAACCGTTCGTTCGAGCAGTCTCAATAAACCAATCAATAAAATCAGAGCAGTCTTGATTGTGTGTAAGACTGTTGGACTTTAATCCAAAGTGTATATCTGTGCAGACTGCAACTTTTTTAAATAGACTCATAGTTTATAAATTAATTTTTTTAATTGTACACTATTTGTAGGGAACATGTCAAGCCCGTGGCATTGAATTTCATAACCTAAATTTCTTAATTGCCATTGCACCCAGGCTTGACTAGGCAATGGAAAATGCTCGTTCTTCCATGAATAAAGTGTATTTGACAATACACAATCAATGATCTTATGACACAGTTGGTCCTGATTTGTATTCTGCTGTAAAGATAACATTATATTATGGCTTCTATTCATTTCTGCAACAGGACGAACAAATTCAATATTGCAGAAATTTTTTATACGATATATTGTTTGCTCAAAATCATACAACAAATCTTTGATCAAAATTACTAAACATCTGTTGTCACTCCATTGGGCCAGATGATTCCATTCAACTTGAGCATGCCATGCCGGAACCAAATAATAACTTAAAAATTCTCTTTGAATCCAAATTGGAATCTGCTCAATTGGAACCGATCGATCAATTGGCCAGTTAGCGTAAATTATATTGGGATCTATATAACTAGTAAATTGATGTGCCAGCCAATTTTTCCATACCTTACTAAAATAATTATTAATGTTAAGTAACACAGAGTCTTGGTCTGGATATATGTAAATAATTTGTTTGGTATATGTTAAAATCTTTTTTAAATTCTCAGTGAGAGAATGATTTTTATCTGTTTTAGGATGCATCCTAACCCAGGGTGGAAATTTTGATATTGTTTTTTGTTCAAGATTTTTAAAACGTAAGTAATTACCTTTAAAATTGTGGCTATTTCCAATTTCCGTAAAAGGAACACATATATCACCAGGGGTTGTCAGAGTAGTCAAGGCCCATTCAAGATATGTGCCATATGCTCCACCGTTGTAACATATAGCAACAGAATCTTTAAGACAATGAGTTAGATTATTCATCTAGGCTGCTGTAAACCGGTCCGGACATAGCAGCCATACTAGCTTTGCCAGAATTCTGTCGAGTCCACGAAGGATTGAGTCCGTTCATTTCTAAGATGTCATCACGTATGTTTTGATTTTTCTTTTCTAAATTCAAGATACGAGTAAAGCTATTAGTGATAGC